GAAAGAACTATTGTATCACAAATCTGAGCAGCCTTGTAAAAGGTCTCTAAATCAATATTATCAGCAGTTAAGCCTTTACCGAATACAGGATTAGTCAAATAGTCCAAAAGAACATAGGCTGGGTTGTTAGAGTATTCCCTTGTAGTGTTCAGAGTGTAAACACCGTTGCTTAAAGTGATCTTTCTGATCTTAGTACCTCGTACAAAGAACTGTACGGAAGGCGCATTAGAGTAGTTTTGCTTATCACGGTCCATACGGAATACTTCAGAAGCGTAGCATACGTTAGTAAACTTATCGCTAGAAGGATACCCATTTGCCTGAAGCATGTCAGAAGGCCCACCGTCAAGGTGTACAACAACCCTTTGGCCTTTTTTGAAGTCTCTGTGATCAAAGGACTTATCATCCACAGCTAGGTGTGTAACACCCTCAATACCACCGTGGCAGATTGCATGTTTAGCAAAAAGAAACTCGTTCTTTGTTCCCGTAACGCTCTCGTGCATACCGTTATCTCTAACATCAACAGTTTGCTTTTGTTCCCAAGGATCTTGGCGTGGGAGTAAGGTAATATCTTCGGTGATGAAAGCGGCATTAGGTGCAACAGAGTCAAAAACAACAGTGCTGGCTTGCACTCCTGAAGAAACGTAGTCACTACTATTACGGTGGTCGTACTGAACACCACCTAACAACTGTCTGCCATAAACAACAGGCAAGGAGATCGATTCGTTCTGTACTGTAAAGATTGACCCTTTACGTTTGTCTGCCGCAGCTTCAGCTTTTTTCTTGGCTTTCTTTGCCATTACTACTTGGTAAGTAGTAGATACTAAGAACAATACGAAGGAACTAATTCCCATTAGATCTTACCCCATTTTACTTGTAGGTTATAACCGTCATTAACTCTGTCGAAGCAAGTGTCCGTAGTGTCAAACTGTTCAATACCATATTTTGTTGTGAAAAATGGACGAACTATATCTAAGTCGGCCATCGGCGAAGAACATTCAATGTTCATAATTTTTGTTTCAAAGTCATTAGAGATACTAGGTGCATCTACAAACCCCTTGTAAACGTATACTAAATCTTCTTCAGCGAGAAGAGGCCCGTTAGGCCCAACAAATCCTGCCCTAATTGTAACGTCTTTACCAACTATGCCTGCTCTAGCTTCTGCCAGCAAGGAGTTATTTGGGTCTATTAAGGAGATTTTATATGCTTCTCGGTCAACAACTGTATTCTGTCGAGGGGGGTCATAGCTGAAAATAGTACCGTTTGAAATGTAGTTTACACTGCCAACTGTAACATCACTAGGATAGGTTGACAAGTGGTAAGTAGAGTTAAGGTATAAATCAATTAGGAAGAAGTATTCTACATAATCTTGGCCTAAGGCTGCAGTTAGCTCAGAAGAAAACTCTCTCATTACAAAGCCTCCAAAAGATCGATGTTACCAACGTTAGATAGAACTCCATCTGTATAGGTCAACCCTTTTAAGTTGTCTATAGAGCGGTAGTAGTTGAGAGTAGTATCATTGCCGTACTTCAAAGTTGCTGAAGTTGTTACACCAACTACAAGTGCAGGGTAAATATCTAAGTTAGTTGTCGCGCCTGCGGAAGAAGAAATAGAGTTCTTTAGCAAGTACAATTTCTCGTGGTTGGAAAACTTGATGAATGACCCCTTGGGCAAGGTTCCTGAAACACTTGAAGTGTCCAACACTACAGTAGTATCACCCTTATTAGCATTAGAGGCGACGTTGTAGTTACCTAACAAAGTAGTAGCTTTACTAACTTCTGGTAGCTGTGGCATAACCATAGTTTTAGAACTGGTATGAGGGTCACAAGCGGCAATCAAAGAATCTGCAGCGGCATCACTGGTCAAAGTTGTAAAGCTTATTTCCCAGCGTTGAGCTTTTTGAGCTGTTCTTATGTGTTTAAGTGAAACCGTGTCTGCTGAGAAGACAGGTTGATTAGTTTGTATTGTTAAAGGAGCTAAAATAAGGCTTCCTTCATAGTAATAAACAGACATGTTAGTCTCCTAAATATGTGGGTCGGACGTGCATATCAAGGTATATCTCAACCTTTAATAGCCGTCTACGAGGGCGTGTTCCACCCTTAATTTCATCTGTAGAGAACCAATGACTACTATTAGCCACCATAGCTGAAGCCTTACCATGGGACATATCAAAGGAGATATCACCTTGTACGGGCCTTCTGTTCTTAACAGGCTTAAATTTCATTGCTAAAGCAAACTTTAACAAGTTAGTGTAACCCAGTTGTTCATGTATTTGCAACATAA